TAGATCTTGTCGGCGATGCCGTCTTTTCGTTCGGCCCAATCGAGCCAGCCGTTGACGATCATCGCGCCCCCCGATCGAAGCACGGCCCGCAGAGCCACATCCGCACGACCGGCCGCCAGTAGCGCACGCGCACCGGGGCGTCACAGCGTTCGCAGGGCAGCGTGTCGGCTTCGACGATGAAGTCGTTCATAGCGCCATTGCTCCTACCGCGTTCTGCATCGATTCGATCGTCTCGCGCTGTTCGGTCAGCTTCCGCCGCTGTTCGAGGATGACGCGCAGCCGGTCGGCGGCCACGCCTTCCCAGACCCCGCCCGAGATGCCCATGCCCGCCATCACGTCGACCATCTGATCGATGAGCGTCATCAGCTCGCCCTCGCGGCTCGTGAACGGGATGTTGAGGATCTGCCCGTCGTCGCCCTTGTAGATGAGGAGTAGCGCGCTCATAGCGGCCAACTCACGTAGGCCCAGACCGCGCCGGCGCCGACTACCAGGCCCAGCCCCACCGGCCACCAGTCCTGGATGAACGAACGCGCCTTGTCCAGCTTCTCGAGGTCATCGGCGCGCTGTGCCTTCCGGCCGCGAGTAAATGCCTCCTCGTTGGCGACACGCTTGTCATGCTCCTCTTCCCATCCTTCGATGGCGGTCACACGGCCGTTCGTCTTCGTTGCCTGGATGCGCGTCTCGGTCGTATCGCGCTTGACCTCGCCCAGCGTTAATTCGATCCCGGCCATGCGGACCCCCCCGCTGTCGAGCTTCTGACGGATTTCCTGCATGTCGTGCGAGTGCTGCTGCATGAACGTTTGCAGTAGATCCGCCACGATGTTCCCGTCGCCATCGCTCATCCCGCCCTCCTTTCACCTACTGCGCCGCCGCGCCCGTGAGGGCGACCGTGCCGTAGGCCAGCACCGTCTCGCTCCCGGCATCGGTTCGATAGACCGCCCAGTCGTACGTTCCCGGCGACAGGTTGTCCGTGTCGGTGTCGGCAATCGGGAAGCTCGCCCGGTCGTTCGTGCCCGCGCTGTCCGAGAGGGTGACCGAGGATGTGCTGAACACTTGCCGGCCTTTCCCGTCCGAGCGGTGCTCGCGTAGGGTGAGTTCGAGCGCCCAGCCGGTCATCGTCTGCGCCGCGCCAGCCGAGTCGGTGACGGTCACCCGCCAGGTCGAATCGGCTCCCACGAACAGCGAGCCGCGTGCCACGTTCGTTTCGACGGCCATCAGCTAGCCCTCCCTGTGACATCGATGGTGGGCGCGTACGAGCCCGTGGCGTTGATGGTTGGGGTGTAGCTGCCCAGGATGCCGACGATCGGGGCGTAGGAGCCGGTCACGTCGATGAGGTTGGAGGTGGCCGGCGCGCTCGTGCTCACCGTCACCGCGTAGGCCGTGAGCACCAGCGCCAGCGTCCCCGGCGTCACCGTCTGGTTCGCCGTTGCCGTCACGGTGGGCGCGAGCAGGGAGACCACGAGCGCGGCAGCTGCCGGCGAAACCGAGATGTTGGCCGTCGCCGTGACCGTTGGGGCGAACGCAGTGAGCGCGAGCGATGCCGCATCCGGGGTCACGCTCTTGTTGTCCGACACGCTCACCGTGGGCGCCTGCCCGGCTGTCGTCAGGCTGGCCGTCCCCGGCGTCACGCTCTGGTTCCCGCCTGCGGTCACCGTGGGGGCGAAGGTTGATGTGACGAGGTTCGCGGTGTCCGGCGTGGCCGTGACGTTGCCCGTGGCCGTGACCGTGGGTGCTTTCCCGCTCGTTACCAGCGAGGCCACATCTGGCGTCACCGTTTTGTTCGCGGTGGCCGTCACGGTCGGTGCGAGCAGCGACGTGATCAGCGCGAGCGTGTCGGGCGTGACCGTCTTGTTGTCGCTCACCGAGACCGTCGGCGCGTACCCCGTCAGGCCCAGTGAAGCGACCGAGGGCGTCACGCTCTTGTTGTCCGAGACCGAGACCGTCGGGGCCTGCCCGGAAGTCGTGAGCGCCGCGTTCCCGGGCGTGACCGACTTGTTATCAGAGGCTGTGACCGTGGGCGCATAGCCCGTCGTGGTAAGCGATGCGACTCCGGGTGTGACCGTCGTTCCGCCGCCTGCCGCCGCCTTGATCTCCAGTGCACCGCCACTGGCACCGAAGAACGAGCCCGCCCCGGTGTGGGTATCGCCCCACGCAACCGTTGTCGATGTCGACCCGGTGCGTTCCTGCGATTGCAGGTAACCGAGCGTCGTAGCGTTGCCGAAGTCCTGGAGCTCTGTCCATCCGGTTCCCGGTGTCGTCGCATGACCGGAGGTATTCATCTCCACGTCGAGCCATGCAATTACCAGGCTGTCGCTGGCTGGTGACGCGGAGAGCGTGATAGATGATGCGCCGTCTGCGATGTTGTTGCTCGATGCGGTTGCGCCGATGGGCGTCGATGTGTCGTAGCCGGTGGCATCGATGACGGATACGCAGAGTGCATCGATCTTTTCGGAGCCGTGGTCGATGGTGACCGTCATCGACGCGCCGGTGGTGATCGGCGCGGTCCAGATTCGCGTGCCGTACGTCCAGCCGGTCAGGGTCCGTGTCACCGAGATCCGTTGCGTCCACGTCAGCGTGCCGAGCGAGTCGGCAATCGTTGGTGCCCAGTTCGCCAGACTGGCGGCCGCCCCACCGCCGGTCGCCGCCACGCATAGCAGGCTATTGTTGTTCGGGGTGAACGCCGCCGTCGTGTACGAGCCGGTGCCGGGAGCAGCCGGGGCAACACCGATGCGAACCGTGCTCGTGACGGCCATCTAGGGGCAACCCCCCCCGCCCACCTTCGTCCAGAGCGTCGTCCAGCTACCGTTCGCGTTCTGGCGCTGGCAGCGGTACTTCGCGGGCGTCGGGGTTGGCGTTGGCGGCTTGACCGTTGGAGTGCTCGTGGGAGCCACTGTGGGCGTCGATGTGGGCGCGACCGTGTTCGTCGGTGTCGCGGTGGCGGTAGTAGGCGCGGGCGTGGGAGTGCCCGATTGACCAATGCTCCATATGCCAAACCCATCCGCGATCCAGTCGCCGATCCACGAGGGCGTGACCGAGAACGTCACCCGCTGCGTTCCCGCAGGGACCGGCACGAAATACTGCGGGTCTATCGAGGATTTGTCCGAGAAGAGCGGCGTCAGCGCGACCAGCGGCCCGCCGTCGAAGCTGGCCTTCACGCTGTCCGCGACGGCATGGAACCGGAGATAGGCACCGGCTGGCGCGGGGCTGGCGAAGGTGATGGTCGGGTTGCCTGCGTCCGCATAGCGCCGGTCGGGCTTGATCATCGTGAACGGCACACCGGGGCTGATGCTCAGGTTGTCCCAATGCCACGTCCCTGGCTGGCATGGGGTGTTGCCGGGTTCGCACCCGTCCGTCTTCGTCGGCGTGTAGGAGTGATGCCCGAACTGCACGACCGCCTGCGTGAACGGAAGCCCGCCGGGAATGGCCCCGTCGAAGAAAACCATCTCCTGGTTGTTCGTGCTCGCCTGCGCCGGGATGTAGACCTTGAGGTGCGTCTTCGAGATCTCCGCCTTGAAGGTCGTTCGCACCGTCGCGGAGGGAGTGAGGATGGATTCGTAGCCCGTCCACCACACGCACCCATTCCCGTAGCCAGGAGACAGCGCGACCTCCTGCCCGCCCCGGTACATCTCCGGGCAGAGGGTCGTGGTGCCGGGTGTACCGAGCATCAGGTGAACGGCATCGGCAGGAGGCCCACTGAGGTCGGGCAGCCAGCTTTGTAGCGGGTAGACCTTCGTTTCTGTGAACGGCGTGAGCCACACATCCCACCAGTCGCGCCCGCTGGAGCGGTACGTGCTCACGTCCCACGAGACCGTCGCCGTCCCCGCCGAGAAGTCCGCCATTGTGTCCGGGGTCAGCATGATCTCCCCGTAGCCGCCCGCGTTGATGCTCGTCATCAGGTGGTTCGCGCACTGGAAAACGGCGTCGCTGTAGGAACCCGTTTCCACATGGGTTGCAGGCGGTGCGGCACAGTCTGTTCCGTGCTGCGCCGTCATCCCTTCGAGCGAGTACCACGTATCCTGATCCCGGCTGTGCACCTGCACGTCCAGGTGCGGGTCGCTGTAGGCAGCTGGTGAGGCCGGTGCACCGTCGAAGGTGTAGGGCGAGCCAGCCGACGCGGAGATGACCACGCCGGCGAGCAGGGTAAGGATGGCACCGAGGGCGAGCGTAAGGCGTTTCATGCCAGCGTGAACACGCCCGAAGCGTTGATTGCCACGGTGAGCGTGTTGCCCGTTGTCGCGGTCACGTCCGCGGGCGCCGAGTCCAGCAGGCAGTAGCAGAGCACGTTGCCCGACACCTCGTAGATCACCGCGAAGCGAGCCGTGATCGACCCGCCCGAAGCCGTGAACACTTCGTCGGTGCAGTCCACCGTGACCGTCGTCGTGCCGCTCAGTGACAGCGCCGTGGCGTTCCCGCCGGTCGGGTAACCGTTGGCGTTCGCGTGCTCGTTCGTGACACCCGCGTAGGTCGTTGAGCTGGCGCCCAGGTTCGACGTGCTCAGGAACAACGCGAGCTTGAACGTGTCCGTGTCCAAATCGAACGTGCCGTCGAGCAGGCTGGTGCGCCCGCCGTTCGTGAACGTCCAGGCTCCGGCAGCGCCGCCGCCGATGTACGGCACGCCCAGCCGGGCGCAGCGGTCGCGCTCCTGCTGTTCCTTCCACGCGCGAAGCCGTTCGAGCTGGATATCGAGCGGCCGGACGACCGTCACGTTGCCCAGGCGGTCGACGATCGGCCGCTTCGGGAAGTCGTCCGGCGTCCAGAGCCGCCGTTCGGGTGTGAGTACGAGGGTCACGCCGCACCTCCATCATCCAGCCCGCCAGGGATTGCCCGGAGTACCGCCGTATCCGGCGTCACCGTCACATCGCCGTCGTTTGGCGTTCGCGACTGTCGAACCAGGGCGAGGATCTCCGCCGCTCGCTCGAACGGCAGGTCGTCGGCAATGACGAACAGGCCGGCATCCATCGCCGCCTTCGCCAGTGGGCTGCGGCCGATCTCGTTGCGGATGCGCTGGACGAACACCTTCCGGGTCCGCTCCTGGAGGAGCTCGCGCCGTCGCGCCTTGATGGCGAATTGCTCCGCCTTCAGTTCGACCGAGAGAGCATCAAGCTCGTCGATGCTCATCGCTTCAAGGTTGGGGTCTGCCATCGCGGCCCTCCGTGCGCATTGGGAGGGCGATCGGCTACGATGCGCGCCGGGCCCTCGGGTCCGTGATGGCCGTCGCGCTTGCCGTGGAAAGTGGGCGCGGCGGCCGCTTGTTCATGGCGATGATACAGCATCCGGTGATGCGATTATTCGAGTGATCAGTTAGGCAGCCCTCCATGCCGTGAGCGCGTCCAGCAAGGCCGACCACGCGGCGTTCTCGCGGTTCGTGAGCGCCGTCACCGCCGCCGCCGGGAGCGAACGCGCCTGTGCCTCGAGCCGGATCGTCTTCCACTGTTGCCAGCGGGTGTAGAGCTTCGTGATGCGCGCTTCCCAGACCACTTTCGTGGCCGTCGTGTTCGTCACGTCCTGGCCGATGGCCTGTGCTGCCGGGTCGTTCGTGAGCGCGTCGTGCGCAGCGTCGAGCAGCTCGTCGGCTGTGTTGCCAGGTACGTCATCGCGTGAGACGAACACGCGCTCGAATCGCGACGTGCCGTCGGTGTAGGCGTTCGGCACCTCCACCGAGACCATCCAGCCGCCCGCGACGGGCTCACCTCCAACGACTCGCCGTGTCATGTCGTAATCACCTCGATCACCGCTGCGCCATCGCCGCCCGCCGCGCCGTTCCCGCCGGAGTGCCCGGCCGCTGATTGGCCCGAACCCGCGCCGCCGGTGCCGGCTGCACCGCCCGCCGCGCCCGTTCCGCCCGCGCCACCCGTGACTGTCGTCGTGCCGGTCCAGGTTGATTCGAGCGTGAGGACGTAGATGAGTCCGCCAGCGCCACCACCGCCACCACCACCGCCACCACCGCCGCCGCCCGAGTACGAACTACCCGCACCGTTCCCGCCGGCAGAGCCCGCCGTGCCGTTGCCCCCGGCCGCGCCACGTGAACGCAGGAGCCCGTTGCCGGCGAGCTTGTTGCAGATGATGTAGACGTGCGCCCCGGAGGCGCCGCCGTCCCCGCCGTTGCCGCCGTTGCCGCCGCTGCCGGAGGCTGAACCGCCGCTGCTCTGTCCAGCATTGCCGCCGCCGCCACCCCCGCCCGAGCCGCCGCCACCCGACCCGCGGAGCTTCGCCGCGTACTCGAACATGATCCCGAGCAGCGCCAGCCCGTGCTTCGTGCTCCCCGCCGACCCGTTGCTACCGTTGGACGTGTAGTTCGAGCTGCCCGCCCCGCCCGACGGCCCGAGCTGCCCGCCCGCCGCTCGCCCGCCGCGTCCGCCCGTGCCGCCAGTCCGGCCACCGTTCGAGCCTGTTCCGCCACCCGTCGCCCCACCTTCGCCACCGCCCCCGCTACCGCCGGTCGCGACCCCGCGCAGCGAGATGTAGGCCGTGAGATCCGCGACGTCCGCCGACCCGCCTTCGTTCGACGTGCCCACCGCTCCCGGCGCGCCGCTTTGGATAACGGTCGTGCCCGCGCCACCTGTGCCGCCCGTGCTCGTGCCCGAACCGCCGGGGCTCCCCGCACCGTCGCCGCTCAGCGTCCCGTTCATCGTGAAGGTGTCGCAGAAGATGAAGCACGGCGAGACGCTCACCGTCAGCGTGTGGCCCGCTGCGATCGTGATATTGCGGTACTGGTTCACGTAGCTCGAAAGCGTCGGGTCGCCCGTGAGGTCCGTCGTGCTGTCGGCGTTGAACGGGAACTTCCCGCCGAACAGTCCGAAGCCCGCGACCTCCTGCAGGTAGCGCACGCCCGCCTTCACTACCGGGTCCCAGTTGATCGCGCTGAACTGCCCGATACCGGGAACCAGCGCGCCGCCTTTTCGTCCTGCCAGCATCGCTACATCCCTTGCCCGTAGAAGTCGTCGAACGTCGTCGTCCCGCTCGCGTTGCGCGCGAACAGCCCGACCTTCGTGCCAGTGCTCAATGCCGAGTCCGTCGTGTCAATCCGAAGCACGAAATCCACCCAGACCCGGATGCGCGTGCCCTGCACCATCACCCGCAACTCGTGCGCGCTCCCCACCGTGAACGCCGGCGTCGAGATGTCCGTGACCACCGTCGTGACGTTCTTCTCCAGGTGGACCTTGTTGTCGCCCTTGTCCAGGTAGCAGCGATACTGGTTGTTCGCGTCGGCGTAGCGGAAGACGGCGCCAACCTCGTCGCCAGCGCCGATGTTCCCGAGGTCGACTTCGATGATCTGGTCGGTCGCGCTCGTGCCGAGGTCGAGATTCGCCATCTGGAGCGTGTCGCTGTTCGCCCGCGCCGTGTTCGACGCGATGTCCATGTTCCCGTCGTTCGCCCAAACGTCGCCGCTCTTCGATGTGCCGAGGTCACCGCTGACGTTCGACCGCGTGAAGTCGTCATAGACCAGCCGGTCGAGGTTCCGGTAGAGGTAGGATGGCGCGAGCATCGCCACAAAGCCGAACGTCTTCCCGGCGAACGTCGGGGGGACGGTCATGGCAATGGATTCGACGTACCACCAATCGTTGACCTGCGCGCTCGATGTCGTCAGTGACGTGTCGGCATAGAGCACCTGGTCCCCGAGCTCGACCGAAAGCAGGTCGGCCTTCTTCGTCGTGTCGTTGGCCGCGCTCGAGGCCGCCGCGCCGTCGAACGTGAGCGTGAGCAGCGGGTACGGGTAGCGGTAGGTCCGCATCGTCGCGACCGAGTAGTCGCGCGTGCCCATCGAATCGTCCGCAAACGGCACCTTCAGTTCCACGCCCGCGTCAACCTTCGCGTTGATGGTCGATTTCGAGGCGAGGAATCGCGGGGTCTGGCCGGCATACGGTGATGCGCCGCCACGCAGCCGGAAGAGCGTCACGTAGATCGTCGCGCCGCTCGTGTTCTTCAGCGAGATGTTCGCCGCCGCGCCGTAGTCCGTGACCGTCACCGTCAGGTCGCTCGTGTGGTCCGTGCCGCTGCCGTCGGCCGCGCTGTTCGCCTGGTAGTCCGTGTTCGCGACTGGCGTCGTCAGCGTCTGGATCGGCGCGTCGTACTCCCAGATCGCCGTGTACGTTTCATCCGCCGCGATGGCGAGCGAGTCGCCCGTCTTCGCCCCGCGTGCGAACCGGAACACCTCGGTGTCCGTTTCCTGCGCGCTGTAGATCGTGGGCAACGTCGCAACGCGCGAGACGAGGTCGGTATTGTTCAGGTTGTAATCGACGGCCTTCGGGATGATGGCCGTGCCATCGCCCCACGTGTGATCCGGCGAAGCGCCGAGACGGCTGTGCCTGTTCTCGAACCGGATGAGGCTGTCCGCCGTGACCCAGAGGGCGCCGCCCATCTCCGATTGCGTGACCTCCACCATCGCCGTGAGCGCGTCCTGGTTGGCGACCACATGCAGGGGCAGCGTCTGAGTACCCGCATCGAGACTGAGGTCGCCGGCCGAGAGCCCGAACTCCGTGGCGATGCTCGCCAGTGCCGTGTCCGTGGCGACGCTCGTGGCCGTTGCGACGTTCAGCGGGCCAGAGTTGGCGGCGTCCTCCATGATGTCCGAGCAGGAGAGCTGGCACATCGATACAGCACCGGCCTGCCACTTCGGCTCGAACTTCCGGATGTAGCCCGTCCAGTGTGTGTAACTCACGGCGTTATGCGTCGATGTGAATTGAATCGGCACATTCGGGATCAACTGCCCGTAGAGGCTGGAGGAGGAGTTTTCAGGGGTGAACGTGCCGTCGACGTTCTTCACCACGAGCGAGAGCGTGGAGACCTTCGGACGGGCATTCTGCCGGTCGATTCCGCGGCTCAGGGTGATGCCGTTTCCCGGCGCCGAGATGTACGGTGTCAGGTCGAACTCGAACACCGTATCCCGGTCGAAATCGGCCAGCACCGACCACGTAACATCGGCCATCAGTAGGCCAGCCCGTTTTGCTGGTTGACCACCTGCGCGAGCACCTGGCCGTCAACCACGAGCTGCACCGTGATCTGTGGCGTCAGGCCCCCCGGCATAGATGTCGGCGGGACCTGGTAGTAAACCCCCTGCTGAGGGTTCTTCACGCCTGCCACTTCCGCGGCCGCTCCCGTGTAGATGTTGGCCGCAAGCAAAGCCTGCCAATCTAACGCGCCGCCTTGTTGCACGGATCGGCCAGTGATTTTCTGAATGATCCCGCTGAAGTCACCGCCGAGATTACTGACCCCGATAGGGAGGCTCGTGATCGATTGCACGATATCCGCCGCTGCCGCCCGCGCCTTCTCGTTCAACTCCGCGAGCTTCAATTTGACCGCTTCTGTCGCCTTCTTCAGGCCCGGGCTGCTCTCCGCCTGGGCGGCCAGGTTTTCCATGCCCATTTCGAAGTAGTACGGGTACCAGTGCTGGATGCCCATCGGCGAACCGATCCAGTTCTTCGGGTTGAGCTTGTCGCCGATCTTTCCGGCGATGCTCGACGCCGCATCGATGATCGCCCACCCCATATCCTCGAGGCCCTGCTTCGCCCAGTGGATGATGTCAGCACCGACCTGCCACCAGTCGATGCCCATGATCCCGTCTTTGAGGTTGCCGGCGAGATCCTTCCCCGCCTTCGCGAAATCCGACACTAGCCCGGTGATGAAGTCGAGCAGGTTGCCGAGCGAATCCTTCACGCCGTCAACGACCGTCTTGGCGATCCCCTTGATGTCGTCCCACGCCTTCGACCAGTCGCCGTTGATGAGGTCGATGATCACTTTGAAGACGCCCTGGACCACGCCCCAGCCGGTCTGAATGATGTTCACCACCTCATCGATAACCGGCTTCACCACCGCCTTGATCTCGTCCCAGTGCTCGCGTACGAAGTCGATGATCTTCTTGAACCCGGCGACGATGTTGTCGATAGCCGGTTTCAGGTCGCTGTCGTAGTACGCCTGGAAATCCTTGAACTTCTGCTGCACCATCGCGCCGAACTCTTCCAACTTCGGCTTGATGTTCGTGGTGAAGAACTCGCCGATAGCCGCGAGTTTCGGTCCGACACCGTTGGCGAATGCCTCGATCTTCGGCATCACGTCGGTAGCGAGCACGTCCCCGATCTTCATCATCACCGGCAAAAGGTTCGCGCCGATCGTTTCTTTCGCCTCGCTCATGCGGTCCTGGAGGATGGCGAACTGGCCCGCGGTGCTCTTGGCGTAGGCGTCGCTCTGCCCGGCGAACTTTGCCTGTACGGCGGCGAGCACATCCGCCTCATTCGCCACGTCGGGGAGCGTGATCCCCATGCGCTTGAAGACCTGGAGGTTATCGTCGGTCACCTTGCCGAGCAGCTTCGACGCATCGGCAAGCGGGATGTTCGCCCCCCGTGCGAGATCCTGCGCCACCGCGAGCCGCTTCAGTGCTTCGTCAGTGTCACCCGTGGCGGCGGAAAGCTTGACCATCGCATCGCGCGTCTCGTCATCTGTGAACGCCTTCTTCTGCCCGGCAGAGATGGCGTCATTGACTGCCGCGATGTGCGCGCTGTAATCCCCGCCGAGGTTCTTGATCGCCTGCTGAAGGCGCATCGTCGATTGCTCATCCTCGGCAGCGGCCTTTGCCGCGCTCATGAGGAAATCCGGAGCCGTGGTCAGCGCCTGGCCGAGCACGAACCCGCCCGCGAACTTGCTCACATCGCCGAGCGCGCCAGTCATGCGCGAAAGGTGGCTGCTCGATTCCTCCGCCTTGATGCCGATCGACTTGATATCGTCGCCGGCTTCTTTCGCGCCCTTCGTGGCGATAACGACGGTGACGTTACTGGCCATCAGGTACCGCCCTTCCGAGGGCCACAATTCGCAGCATCCGCAGGAGGCTCACATCCTCGGCCAGCAATTGCGACGGGAGGCAGCCGAACTGGCGGCACAGCCCGATGACGAGCTCGGCATCTGCCAGTTCCGCGGGCTTCCTAACCATGTTGCCCTCCCTGTCGATTGCACCGCCGACGAGACGCCACCGCTCTATCGCCGACCTAAAGGGCCGTCTACGCCCGTCGTCGCATCCTTCCACGCGGCCATGAGGTCACCACCGAAATCGGGCGGCTGTGTGAGGAGCCCCGCGCCGGTCGCCGGGATGGGTTTCCCGTCGTCGCCCTCGAGGTTCCATGCCATCAGCACTTCATCGCCGAAGCGCTGCATCATCTCCAGTGGCGCCATGTTCTCAAGCTCGAAGAGGAGGCCCATCGGGGCATCGAGGCGAACGGTGATCTCGGCGCCGTGGTAGTCGTGGTCCTCGTCGAACGTGAGCGTGGCCGTGCGCTTCGGCGGCCGGAATCCCTTTGTTTTCACCATGGCTTTACCCCCTGTGCTAGACTCCAATCGTTTCGATTAGGAGTCCGATATGCGTTACCTGCTTGCGATCCTGTTGCCCCCCGTCGCGGTCCTCATGTGCGGCAAGCCCGCCCAGGCACTCCTCAACTGCGTCCTCACGGTCTGCCTCTGGGTGCCCGGCATGATTCACGCGATCCTTGTGGTCAGTTCCTACCAGGCCGACAAGCGCAACGAACGGCTCATTGAGGCCACGCGCGCCACGGCTGGTAATCGCTGACATCCAACACCTCCTTCCTTGGTGGCCCGGCCGTGCCGCTGGGGGGTTTGTCAGCAGCCGTGCCGGGCGCGTGCGTCGATTAGGCCCAGGAGGGCGTGGTGCCGTTGGCGAGGTCGCCCTTCGCTGACCACGTGAGCGCGCCGCCCGCAGCCCGCGTGATGTCATACGAGCTGTAGAGCAGTTCGCCGGCCAACACCTTCGTCGCGACCGTGAGCGTGGTCGTGCGCGCGACACTGGTGCTCGGAACGGTCTTGAACACGTCGTGTGACATGTTCGCGTCGCCACTGTTGAAGATGCCGTTGAGCGTGACGCTCATATCGGCGAGCAACAGCAGCCGTTCCATTGCCGACTTGTCCTCACCCGTGATGTCCTGAACAGCACGCGGGGTCGTCTGCGAATGGTTGGTTACGTCGTTGGTGATGGTGCGGGCGACGCCGCCGCTGTCATCGACAGCGACACTGAAGCCCAAACCACTCGTCTTTGCCAATGTCTATTCCTTACCCAGTATTCTGCTATACTGGTAGCTATGAGAGATGACGTTGTTTGTTCGTGTGGTTGCGGGGAGACGATCCCCGGTAACACCCTCTTTCGATACCGCCAGCCCTACATGCTGCGCGGGCATGGCCTTCTGGAGGTGTGCGCCTGCGGATGCGGAGGCGCACTTCCTATCAGTCGCGATTCCCGCTACCACAAAGGGCGGCAGTTCCTCACGAACCATGACAAACGAGCGCCCCGGCAGGAGCCTCGGTTCTGTGCCTGCGGGTGCGGCCAGCAGACGACGATTCACAGGGGAAGCGTCCGCAAGTTCATCAGCGGCCATAACAGCTACGGCATGAAACGCGGGCCTGGGCGATACATTCACTCCAGCTATGGCTACGTCATGCTCCGTATGCCCGACCATCCTGACGCTCGGAAGTACGACGGTTACGTCCTCGAACACCGCTACGTCATGGAGCAGCACATCGGCCGTCCGCTTCGGAGCGGTGAACACGTCCACCATCTCGACCACGACCGCACGAACAACGCGATCGACAACCTGCTCATCGTCGACCCAATCGAGCACGCGAAGTACCACACCTCGCAACCGCGCGTGCATCAGAGCGCAGACCACCGCCGGAAGACATCCGAGGCGATGAAGCGCGTTTGGGCCGAGCGGAAGGCGCAAGCTACAAACCCCGCGTCCTGATGAACTTGATTGCCTCAACACCGTCGCCGGTGCGTTGCACCCATTCGTCCGCTACCGTCTCGCGCGCTCCGATGCCGAGGTCGACAAAGAACCGCGGGTCGAATCGCTCATCCACCACCATGTGCGGGAGCCGTTCGGGGCAGGGGCAGTTCGCCGTCCCCGACCGACACGGGTCGCAATGCCCGCACAATGGCCCGTTCGAGCCGTTCGTCTTGCATGGCCGGCAGCGGGTCACGTCGCCGCACATCACGCCCGCCGGGTGAACGTAGGGCAGCCCCTCGCTCATCCCGGTCGAGCCGTGCTCGAACCAGTCACAGACGCCCGGCCCGCACTTCGCGATGGTGGCCGTCTGCCTGATCCGCAGTTCCTGGTAGCCGCGAGCGACCATGATCCGATTCCCCCTAGATGGTGCTCGTGAGGTGTCGCATCACCGCACAGGCAAAGGTCGACGGGTTGAAGGTGCCCACCGAGACGAGCCGCACGTAGCGTTTGATGGTCGCCGTCGTGGCTGTCTGGATGAGCTGGGAGTTGGGAGCCGAAGAGATGGCCGCAAAGGCCACGCCCGTGATGTCCGCGTAGGCGTCCGCCGAACCGTTGTCCGCGGAATGCTGGATCTTCGGCGTGTTCGAGGTGCCCGTGAAACTGAACGTCTGATGGACGGCGGTGAGCCCGAAATTCGCGCTCGTGCGCGTGACGGTGCCGGCTGCGCCCGCCTGCCCGCTCGTGACGTTGACCGGGATGGTGAAGCGGGTCGAGTTGACGACGGTGACGGGATAGTCGCCGTTGATGCTCGGCGTGGTGGTGGTGCCGGCGATGGTTACCGAGTCGCCCGTGACGAGGCCGTGCGCGGTTGAGGTGTTGACCTGGCCGGGGTTGGCGACGCCCACGCTCGAGATGTTGACCGCCGTGTAGGTCGGGTCTGCCCCGAGGTCGACGCCCGTGCCGTTGGTCGCGGCCGTGTCCGTGCGCTTACCCGCCGTGAGGAGCACGCCCCAGAAGAGCGGGTAGGCGTTCGAGAGCGCCTGTACCACCTCGGAGAGCTCGCCCTGGGCGCCGCGCGTCATGTCATAGTTGACCTGCTTACCGCGCAGGAACGCCGCCGGGTTGCCGAGCGTCGTACCGCGCGCGTAGAGCACGTCCACGTCCGTGGTCGGCAACGGCGAGAGTGCGGCGTGCTCCTGGCTCGTGGCGGCGTTGAACCATGCGGCGAAGCTGATCTCGCCGCTGAACAGGCCGCCGATGCGTTCCGGCGATGACACGTTGATGCCGGTCACGTCCAGTACGGCGGGACCGCCGCCGATCTTCGACATGGCCGAGATGTCCCCAGAGAGGTCGTAACCGCCGACGTAGGCGTTATCCCCCAGGCCGCTTGTTTTGCTCATGCCGCGATGGCCTCCCCTTCGAGGTTGTCGAGCTTCAGTTCAAATGACAGCGACTCGTAGACGGTCTGGTTCCCGCTCCCCGCGAACACGCCGTTATCGCGTTCGGAGTCGCTGATCTTCAGGTCGGTGAGGTTGCTGTTGATGGTCGAGTTCGCGCGGAAGGCGCGGCGGATGCCGGTATCCACCGTGGCGATGTCCGCCTCCAGGGCGAGCAGCGTGGAGCGTTCCGCCTGTCGCGGCCAGAAGCACTGCACGGGGATGCGCGCGGCGTACATCACGTTCCCGTACGTTTCCTGACCAGCCAGTGAATCCTCGCGCCCCTCGTACCAGAAGCACGCATAGGGACCGCCGAGCGGGAGGCCGAGCGGCTTGCCGGGGATCACGTCGACGAACGCGAGGTCACCGTTCGCGTTCGTCACGCCCCGCAACTCGTTCTCGATCGCCGAGAGAATCGTGTTCCAATCGAGCACCGCTTCGCTCAATTCAGCGCCCCCTCGATCTTGCCTTCCATGTGGGCGAGGCCGAGCTCGTTCACCCGGGATCGCGTCTTGGCAAACACGCCCTTGGCCGGGCGCAGCTTCACGCCCGCGCGTGTGCCTTTTTCCAGCCAGGTCCGCGTCGGGCGGTTCGGCGCGGGCCAGACATCGGTCGGCGCGACCTTCACATAGCCCGCCGAGTCGCCCGTGCGCGTGAGCTTGGAGTCGATCGACTTCAGGAACGCGCCGGTTTTCACGAACCCGGCCGCCGAGACGTAGCCCGCGAGGATGCCCGCCGCCTGGTCGCCCAACTCTTCCAGCCCTTCAGAGATGGCGTCTGAGAGCTTGCGCTGTGCGTCGCCCTCAAACACCGGCCCCGAAAGTTCCAGATACTGCGAAACGCGGCGCGCCATCTCAGGCCACCACGTGGAGGGAGTAGCGTTCGACGGCCCGGCGCCAGCGCGCGTACGAGGCGCGAAGCGGGCTGCTCTGGCCGGTGAGTGCGTCCGCCGTCGTGTAGCCGCCCTGCGAATCCCACCGCAGCCCGACCACGCGCTCGGCTACCGCCATCTCCACATCGCGCGGGTAGCGCCGCACCAGCAGGCTCTTCGCCGAATGTGCCGCGGCCGTTGTGCCGTTGACGGCCCGTGTCACGGTGATGGTCGTGTCGCTCACGGCCGAGACGTAGACCTGTTCCGATTCGATGACGAGCGTGTCGCCCGGGTAGATGATGCCCGCCGCCGTCGTTGCCGCCGTAAGCGTCGTGCTCGTGGTGTTGCTGAGGGTGCCGGTGAGGCCGCTATCCTCGGTTTCGTTGGAGTAGCCCCAGGTGCCGGCAATCTGGACGCGCCGGATGCCGCGTGGCCATGCAGCGAGCTGTTGGCTGTACGGGCTCAGGTCAAGGGCGCGATATGGGGTGTATGGTGGGATGTTCGTGGGCCAGAGGTAGAAATCGGTGTCTTGGGTCAGCGTGACCTCGAAGTCACCATCACGATCCAGGTCCACCTTCACCGTCGAGACGGTCAATAGATCCTCGCTCAACCAGAGGCGCGAGAACCGGGGGGCGCGGAAGAGGTCGGAGACTGAGCCGTCATATGTGCCAGCATCATCGACGCCATCGAAGATGAGCGTGGCCGTCCGGCTGTGAAACTGGCGCCGCGCCTCCTGCTCGAACTCACGGCTCACCTGCTCGATCGCGCGCACGAGAGTGTCGTCGAGCACCGTGGCGCTTGATACCCCGGCCTGGTCGGCCTTCACGTTCCCAAGGCGCGCGTAGTTGTTCACGCAAGCACCGCCTCACGGACGAAGGTAAAGCGGTAAACGCCGTGACTTTCCTCGGCGAAACCGTGGGCGGCCAGCACGTCTTCCCAATCGTCGCGAACGTGGTGCATCGGATGGCCGTCATCCGCGCAGAAGTCTGACTCGGTGATTAGCAGCGCGCCGTCCTTCAGTCGCCGTGTGATGGTCGCGAGCGTTGCTTCGGCACCTTCCACATGCTCGAACACGTGCCAGCAGACCACGGCATCGAAGAGCGCTGGCCCACCGCGCACACTGTAGTCGTTGAGCATCAGCCCATGCTTCCGCGCGCGGAAATCGGCAAACTCGCGCATCGTTTCGTTTGGCTCGAAGCACCAGACCGATGCGCCAGCGCGCGCGGCCTTCAGCGCCGTCGTGCCGATGCCCGAACCCCAATCGAGCACCGTCTTTCCGGCAAGGCCATCGAGCACGCTGTTCCGCGGCCCGAATCCGGCGATATGCCAGTTGGCGAGGTCCAGGATGTAGGCCAGCCCCACGTCTTCGCGCTGGTAGAAATCGGCCTCACTCTGTCCTTCGGGCTTCTCACCCCATAACCGCGCCATCGTTTCGGTGCCTGACCCGAGCATCCGCCGGATGTCACCGGGTGTTTCCTCGGCAAACTCAGCGATGTGCTCGACAAGCGTGTCCAGCAACGGCTCCCCCGTCGCCCGGTCGCGCCCCTCGATCTCCACCACGTCGGTCCCGGTCGATGGAAGATTGGTGTGCATCCCACCGAGGTCACCCACGGTGAAGGGATACCAACCCATGTGCTGGAGGACGATCGATTGATCCATCCAGACCTTGAACCCGAGCTGGCGTGCTCGCTCACAGAACGCCCAATCCTCGCTCAGGTAGTGGAACTTTCCAGGCTCGTGCTCGATGGTGAAGGTCGCGAAGAACGGCCAGAACTCACGGTCAGCCCCGAGCGAGACGCGCCGAACCTCATGCCCACCGTCCGCATCATCGAACCGATGCCCGACCATCGCCTCGAACACGTCGCGATGAACCGCCCAGAATCCAGTCGCCAGGTACTCGATCTCGATCGGCCGGCGCTGAGGTGTCTGCTTGAACTCGATATGGCTGTTGGGTAGCACACGAGATGAGAGATGCGGCTTGTCCGAGCGCGTGACGTAGGCGCCGCCGTAGATGCTTCGCGTCTCACGGCATCCCTCGACGATCTTCCAGAAATCCTCGGGCTGCCAGACCACATCATCATCGACTACGACCATCACGTCCGCGTCGCGCATGTGCTCCTCTTCGAGGAACTTGGTCGCGAGCAACGAACGCGAGCGCGCGATGAGCGCGTCATTCCAAAGCGGCTCCCAGATGACCGGCTCGGCCGTCGGGTTGCTACCGATTGAGGCGTAGACCGCCGTCGCCGTCCTCACGTCCATACTTCGCCAGATGGAGGGGGCAAGGTAGATCATCGCTTGCCCCTTCGCTTCGCCGTGTGCGTCTCGTCGGCGCTCGCAACCGGGCGTACAGTCCCCGCCTCGAGCATCCCGGTCACGGCCTCGTCCGGCAGTTCGTAGACGATGCCCGGGAAGAGCGCACGCTTCCGGGAGGCTGGGTGGCCGGGCCCCGGAAGCGTCACATCACATTGCCTGGTGGCCTCGTACAGCACAGCGATAACCCCCTTGTCGCCGCTTAGAAGAGAACGTGAGAAATCGACGCGAGCGAGATGTTCGCATCCGGCGTGAGCACCGCCCGCACGTTGGGCTGAAGCCCGCCCGCCGGAACGTAGCTCATCTCAAATGCGGTGTTGGCGTTCGTCTTGGCCGTGACCTGGGCGTTGGAGTACGTGGTATAATTCACATTGCTCCAGTTGCCGTTCGCCGGGTCAGTTACGCTGTCGCTCGTCTGAAGGCGGGCGGCGACGTTGGCTGCCCCCGTGAGCGCCCCGATGCTGAGGATGAAGTACGCCCCGCGGTAGCCGCGGAGGTCGATCGTCGCGCCGTTCACATCGGCATTCGAGGCGCCGCCGTTGCGGGAGGCCGGCGCAACCGACTGGCCCTGAGTGAGGGCTGTCGGGCTATGAAGAGAACTCATGCGGCCCATTGGGTGCTCCTTCCCTGTTGGCAGGAAGGGCAGGGGACTGCCCCCCACCCTTCCCTCGTTGAATTAGCTGCCGGCGGCCTTCAGCAGGCGGAAAGCGTTGCCCACGGCAAACAGCGAGTCGTAGCGCGCGCGTGCCTTGAACGCGACCTGATCGGTGTCGAAGTAGCGGTCATCCGAACGCGCCACCGACATACCCATCCGGTCAATGAAGTAGTACTGGCGGAAGTCCCCGAAGGCACCGAGCACTTCGTTCGCCGAGATGGTCGCGGCATCGTCCCATCCCGTGCCGTCGTAGAAGAACACCGGCTTACCGAGCAGGGTCATCTCGACGCCGTTGGCAAGGCTGGTGTCGTCGCCGATGAAGTGAATACCGGCGGCGGCCGAGCCGATCTGAGCGATTCGGCCCATCAGGCTCGAGGTCATGAACCACGAGGCATTCCCGCGGTACTGAGCCGGGAGCTCGAAGAAGGCATTGATGACTTCAGCGGCAGTTGGCGCCGCGAGGGTGAGCAGATCAGTGACCGCCGAGATGGTGCCCTGCGTCGCGCCGGCACCCGTCGTGCGAAGGCCAAGCGGCTCGGTCGCGCCATCACCCTCGATGGCCTGCTGATCCTCGTAGCGGCCCTTCGACTCGCTGTAGAGGGTGCCAAGCAGGGCGGGGATAGTAACGGCCGAGTCCGACAGGAGCTCGATCGACAGACGGTTATTCGCGCCGCTCTTGTGGATGGTGAACGGCACCTGCCCCTGAACCGGATCGCTGTCGTTGTTATTCGCCTCTTCGGCGATCGTGGCCCATGTCACCGTCGTGGTGGTCGGCCACGTGCCGCCGTCGCGGGTCGTGGTGAAGACGGTCGATCGCGGACGGACGACGCCCGCCGGGTAGCTAGGGTCGCGGATGACCTCGAACCGCTGATCGGTCGGTACGAAGTAGCCGCCCTCGCTGTCGGTGTCTTCCTGGAGGGCGTTGAGCGCATTGATGAGATGCTTGCCCTCGGCGCCCATGCCATCAGCGGCCTTACGGACGGCGGCGACGCCACCCCGGAAGTAGAGCGCGAACGCCTGTTCCTGATATGCCTTCTCTTGCCGCAGTTCAGGGCCGAGGCGGGCGAGGATGTCCGAATGCTGACACGCCACCGGGAGCTTCTTGATCCAACCCTCGGTCGTGGTGCTCGCGAACGGTACGATCGCCTTGTTGGCGATCTGCACGTAGCCCTTCGGCACCTCATTCGCGGCTTCGGCGCTCACCGTGTGGATGCGCGCATCGTTCACGTTCCGCAGGTCGTTGGTCATCTCAGTGACCTGGTTCTGGGGAAGGGCCAGCGACTGCGCGGCCTCGTCCACCTTGCGGGCATTCTCGAACTTCGCGCGTTTCGCTTCCGCGTCAGCCCACGCCTTCTCGAACGCCTCCTGGTTGTCGCCGAGTTTGCCCGCCGCTTCGACGGCTTCGGCCCATTCGTTCCGAAGTTCAGTGACCGTAGCCATGGATAACCTCCAGTTGTGCGACGGCCACACGGCGTCGCGCTTCGACACGCCAGTCCGCCACACGTGCGGCTGACGCTTCCTCCTCACGCACGGGCTCATCGCGCCGAGCGGTTGGGCCATTCCGAAAGATCGAGAGGTCGAACGAGGCAGCCGCGGCCGTCGCGCTGCTTACGCCGTCAGCGAGGCCGGCGGCTACCGCCTGCTTATCCGAGTACCACGTCTCCGCTGCCATCTGCCCACGCCAGAAGTCCAGCGAATCACCAGCTCGCGCCTGGTAGATGCTCGCGATGCTGTTGCCCATCAGGTCGAGCGCGTCGGCCTGCTTCCGCATGTCCGCAGCGTTGCCCAATACCATCGCGTAGGGCTCGTGAATCATCATCATCGAGCCCTTCGACATGGTGACCGTGTTGCCGGCCATCGCAATCACCGAGGCGATGGACGCCGCGATGCCGTCCACCGAGACGTTTACCGCGGCCGGGTGCGCCTTCAGGGCGTTGTAAATGGTGATGCCGTCGAAGACATCGCCACCGGGGCTGTTGAGGTGGAGATTGATCGTCTTCGTCGATGCCGGGAGCGCGTTCAGTTCCCGCGTGAAGTCCTGGGCAGTGATGCCAAACCATGAAATCTCATCGTAGATGTGGACATCGACGGCATCGCCCGCCTTCGCCTCGAAGCGGAACCAGTCTCGCTTACCCGCGCGAACATCGGCGCGGTTGCGGGTAGTCCTGATGACCTGTTCTGCCAACAAAGAGAAACGTCCCCCACGGAAGTCACCGTTGAGGGACGTTGAAGGTTGGCACGTTGAGCGCCGATCGCCGTGGCTAAGCGAATAGTCGCATTAGCAATTAGCGCGTGTCAAGACCGTAATCGATGCCACGCGCGCGACTTGCCGCACCGTGATCTCGAACTTCAGCTTGCAGGGACGGCAATAGGCTCGCACGGGCGTCCCGTCTGGGATGGAGCAAATGTACCGCGCGCACGCGGGACAGCGTACGTCTTCCATCACCCCTCACCTCGCTGGTTGAAGATGCTCAACGCTTCAGCAATCGCGCGCTCGCCATCGAGCCGCGCGGCACCCTCGAGCGGGTTCGGGGGATTGGGCATGTTCCCGCCACCGCTGTCCGGCGCCATGTGCGTCATCTGACCATCGGGCGTGACCACTACCTGGTTCCCGTTGCGGATGTAGAAGTCGCCGCCGTCGACAGCATCGAGGCCGACGATGCGGAGCGCCTGGTTCACCGTGAACCCGCCCGTGAGCACCATCCGTACCACTTCGCGCAACTTCCGGCTGCGATCTTCCTGAAGGGCGCGTACGACGGTGAAGTCATAGCTGACCACCGCCCCGCGGTCTGCCTGGACGGCGAACTCGGGCAGAAGGAACTTCTGCCATGCCCGCCCAATCCGCATCGCGTCAGGGACCATCGTCTCTGCCCAAAAGGCGTGCTCGGCTTCCTCGTACGGCTGCTGACTGCCGGCCTGCATGGCATAGCGGGCGCCGACGATGATGCCCGGAACGCCGAATGTGGAGCAAACGCGCGATTCGACGTGGAAGCGGGTCGCGTCCATCTCCATGTCGCTCTGCTTCATGCCGAGTTGTGTGTAACTCGCCTCGTCGCCGTTGAGCACAAGCAGGTCGAACCACTGGCGCAACCCGTTGTACGCACGTCGAAATGCACCTTTGATCTCATCCCGTTCACTCTTCGGCTTGTTGCCCTTCACGCTCAACAAGCCCATCGGCACGCCTGCATTGCGGAAGAACGCCAGTTCGAAGTCGCTCATCGAGAGGTCGATTGCGCCTTCCCTGGCAAGCAGCGAGAGCTTCGGGGTGCCATAGAAGTCGTTGCTCAGGGATGGTTCGTGAATGTGGATCATGTCCGCTCGCGGAATGCGCGCGGCGATCTTCCCCGAGATGGTGACAATGAACGTATCCTGTTCGCGCGTCAGCCCCGGCTCGATCGTCACGTAATCAGGGCGGATCAACTCGAGTTCCTGAACCGGGAAGGTCGCGAAGGTCTGCGCCCGGTTGCGGTTCGTTGACTGGCGAACCTTGTGGATGTAGACGTTGCCGGCCGCCTCGAACTGCGTCTTCAGAAGTTCGGCGAAGTCCTGGCCGTCCTGGTATTCGTTTGGATTGTCCAGCAACGTCGTGAGCCGGTGGCCGTCGACCACCTTGCCGTCACGCCGCACCACCTGCGTCTTCAGCGAGGCGAACGATGTCGCCTTTTCTTTGATGCAGGAATAGATGAGGCTGTTCTGTTCGTAGCCCGTCTCGACGTAGCGGCGAACGTTGTGCGGTTGCGGCTGGATTGTGCCGACCATCCAGGTCGGGATGAACTCGCTTGCGTTTTCAGCCCGCCCCAGCCTGGTTCGCTGTTGGCGCCACTGGCTGACCAGTCCCTCTTCGTTCATCGAGCCCTCCTAGAGCCCCGCTGCCAGAGCGAAGACGCGAACGACCAATCCAAGGCCAGCCGCCGCGACTACCAACACCCCCAGACCGATAACCCCCTGCACTACTGCTCGTGCTCGTCTCATTCTACTACCCATCCATATGAACTTCGTTGAGGCATCGCCATAGCCTCGTGCAGCGCATTCAGCCAGGCCGCGATGCCGTCGATCTTCTCGGTCGACTTCTCTTTGTCGAGCTTCCGCTTGCCGGCGTTGTCGGTGACGGTGACCGCGTTCATTGCCATCCAGCGCATCACCGGGTTCGCGCACCGCACCCGCCCGATCTCCAGCAGCCGTTCCGCCTCTGCGATCACGGCATCGAGGCGGATCGCGTTCTGCGGGATCTTCACGACGGTGAAGCCGTCGCGCTCGAGGTGCGCCCGGAACTGGACACCCTGCCACGGGTCGATACCCACTGAGGCAACCTGATATTCCTCGGCCATCTCCCGGAAGCCGGCCTCGATCTCGTCGTAATCGATGGTCTGGCCGTCGGTGAGGATGATCCAGCCAGCCTCTGCCCATGCGTCGTAGGGAACGCCGTCCTCTTCGACGCGCTTCTGGACGTTCGCCTTCGGCATATAGAGCTTCGCCACGAGCTCGCCGCCGGCGCCGTCCTCATCGGGGAACCACCAGATGACCGCCGCGATGTCCCGGATGGACGCTAGGTCAACGCCCACCGTCGCCCGTGCGCCTGTCTCGACGCCGATCGACTCGGCCTGTACGTCCCATGTCGCCGGCGTGAGCCATGCGTCCGCGGAGCTCGTGATGAGCCCGAGGTACATCCGCTTGAACATCGATTGCTTGGCTGGCGAAACTGCCGCCCGCTTGTACTCGTCCCGGAGGAAGTCGATGGTCACCGTCCTCCCTAAGTGGCCGGCGTAGGCGAGTTCCCACTGTTCCTCGTCCTCCCACTTCTCGGCATCATCGGCGCACGAGATGAACACAAACCACGAATCATCCTCATAGGCGCCCTTCAACACCGACTCAGCGTAGGCGCGCTCACGAAGGTAGAGGGTCGATGTTTGCGTGCCCGCGGTAGTGATCATCCAGCGCAGTGGTTGCGTCCGCGCGCCGCCTGCCGTCTCGAGCTTGCCAAGGAACTCTTCGCTCTTCCATGCGTGGATCTCGTCAAGGCCGATGCCGTGGGGGTTGAGGCCGTCGGTCGAGTCCTCGTCAGCGCCGATGGCCTCGAACTTCGAAGCGTTGTCCGGGCGGTTCATGTTGGCGACGCGAATGTCGAGCAGCCGCTTGATTTGTGCCGGCGCGTTGCTCATCTGCCACTTGGCCTCGCTCCAGCAGATGCGCGCCTGGTCCTTCTTCGTCGCCGTGGCGTAGACCTCGGCGCCGGGTTCGCCGTCGAAGAACGCGAGGTAGTTGCAAACGCCCGCGGCTTCGGTTGTCTTCCCGTACTTCCGGGGGAACTCATTGTAGGCGACGCGGAACCGGCGCGTGCCGTCTGCGCGCTTCCACCCGAACACCGAGCCGATGCGGAACACCTGGGACTCGCTGAGGGCGATCGGCTGCTGCGCCCAGCGTCCTTTCCGCTGCTTCAGGAAGCCGAAGAACTCGACCACCCTGTTCGCCGCGGCTTCGTCGAACCACAGCCCGCGCTCGCCGCCGTGCTCGAGGTCGCGCAGATGGCGGTCGCAGGCCATCCGAACCATCTTGTTCGTCTTGAACTTACCGCTCACCACATCCCGCGCCCAGCGGTGGACGGGATGCTCGTTGCGTGGCGCGCGTCGCTGTCGTGTCGGTGTCGTCATCGCGCCTTCAACCACGTCTCAACAGGATCGTCGTCTTTCTCGCCGTCGCCGCTCGCGCTCACCCGGCTCCGTGCGGCCGGGGTTAACCCGAACTCGATGAGCATCGAGCGGAACCGCCTCCAGGCGTCGGCCTCATCCGTCGCTTCCGGCCGCCGGCGCATCATCATCCCGTGCTCGGTGACCGCCTCGTAGCTCGTGCCCTCCTCCCAGATGACATCGAAGGCCCGCCGCCAGATCGCGTAGACCGCGGCGAGAGCCACGAGTGCGGGCCGGTCTGCCTCGGTGAGCACGCGCATCGAGAGCAGCATCGGCTCGAGCTCGTGCCAGAACCGCTGGGCGCTCTCGGGCAACCATTCGGGCGGTTCAGCGGCCCCGAGACGCGGTTTCGGCTCGGCCTGGTTCGCCGGCCGGTGTCCAGCGTTGCCGTTCAGTTCCCGGAGCGCCGTGGGCTTCGGTCGCCTGCCTGCCATGCCTCACCTCCTTTTGGGGTTCGATTTCGCGGGCGCATCACGAAGAT